ATGATGATTGCTGCTTGCTCGTCCTCATCTGGAAGAATCTTATCTTTGAGTTTACCAAGGACACCTTTAGTCTCCTCTTTAACTTCTTCTTTTACCTCTTCAGCCATAAGAATATTAATATCTATTCTTATATAGGAATATTAAAAAGGAGAACCTGGAACAGGAAGACCTAAACCACCATCTGGAACAACAGCTGAATCAGAAGGAGATGCAAGATCAGGTGTTCCTATAGGAAGTGCTCCTCCACCCATACCACCAAGGCCTCCCATAGACCCCATAACTGATTCCATAACTTTAGATTTAACTCCATCAATGATGGATGCCCTATTGAGGTATACGTATAACCCACTACCAACAACGGCACCAGATACAGCGAAAGACGCAAGAGCAAGTACATTAACTATTTTTTGCATTTGTTATTTTTCAAGTGATATATTTATAAAAGACTGTTTGTAAGCATTATAGTAATCAACTACACCAGCACTTATAACATACTTTTCAACCCACTCATCGGCACATTCATATATTGCTTTATTATTTCCTTCATGTCCGTACTTACTCATAAGAATTTTAAGTACTTCTCTTCTTAATTTTAGTTTTGCTTCACTTAAGGTCACTATCTTCCCCCAACCATTGCAATGAAAAGATTTCATGATCATCAGCGTTTTCATCATACCATTCTTCAAACTCTGAAAATATAGCAAAGGCATCATCTACAGATTTTGTAGTCTCTTCTACTTTTCCATTTTCACAAAGAACATGAATTCTTTCCCGTGACCAATTACAGGATTCTTCAAGAGTTTGTTCTAAAGTTTGCATAGTCTTTACGCATATAACGGCCAAGAATATTGCTATTATAGTATGCTGCTTCTCCATTGTCAAGAGATTCACTCAAAACATTATTGAGAAACAACTGTCTAGTCTCTTCGTAATTTACATCTCCAAGTCTGGTATGTAAGGAGAGGATTTCTCGCTTGAACGCAGAGTTTCCAAGTAACTTTCTATCTGCACTAAGTTCTGAAGAGCTTCCATAGTATCGTTTCCAGTCACTCTCAGACGTAACCCGTCTCTTGCCACCTCTAGGCTTACGTTTTTGGACAAAGTACTTACGTCCGATGTATTTTTTCCCTGTTGTGAGATTAGTAATACAGTAGACGAAACCGAAGAAATCACCAATATTATCAGAAGTGAAAACAGTACCTTTGTAATACCAGGGATTTTCGTAATCTCCTTCCATCCCATAATTATATCATTCTTCGTTATTTAGTTCTTTAATTGCTAACAAAGTATCTAAAGGAATCCAAGCAGGACGTTCCTCTCCAAATTGCACCTCAACCTCAGTAAAAACTTCCTGATAAAATCTACTATACATTTGTCTTGTGTTTAAAACATCTCCAAAAGGACTCATCATTTCAACCTCCAACTAATTTGTCATGATCATCAACACTATCTATAATTGCTTTTTTCATCTCTTCCAAATCCCACTCTATCTCAGAGTTTAAATCCTGAGAAAGAGTCTTTGGTAACGTCTTGTTTGATTCCTCCAACAATGTAGGATTCGACTTCTGTTTCTTGTGGTGCAACTTGGAGTCCTTTAGAACTAATCCAATGCTCTGTCCAAGGAAGTGGGTTATTTTTTGCAGGTATGTCATAGATTGGTTTAAGTCCTAGTGATTTTATTCTACGATTGGCAATCCACTCAACATACTGATGTAATAATTTATCATTCAATCCAATCATAGATCCATCTTTAAATAAGTATTCTGCCCATGCCTTCTCTTCACTAACACATCTTTTATAAGATTCAATTAACCAAGGTTCTTGTTCCTTAGATATTTCTACCATATCAGGATCATCACCCCTCTTCCAATAGTTTAATATATTCTGAGTTATGGCAAGGTGTTGGTTTTCGTCTCTTGCAATAAGAGATATGATTTTTGCACTTCCTTCCATAAGTTTGAGTTCACCGAAAGCAAAAGAACAAGCAAAACTGACATAGAAACGAATACCTTCAAGGATGTTAACATTAGCAACTGCCCTATATAAATGTTTTTTCAAATCTTTAACTGTCCATTCTGAATTAGGATGATTCCTCATATCAGGTTTCCAAGCATTACTCTGATCATATTCATGTGCATAATTTATAAAGTCATCATATGCCTTAGTGACACTTGCAGCACGTTCAAGAATCTTTTCATCTCTAAGAATAGTATCAAATACTTCAGCAGGATCTGAATAGATATTCTTAATAATATATGTGTAAGAACGACTATGAATCATCTCCATAAGTTGCCACACATTCATACATCCTTCTAATTCAGGAAGAGAACAATAAGGAGCAAAGGCCATACCAGGTGCTCTACCCTGAACACTATCAAGCATAGTCTGATACTTTAAATTAGAAGTAAAGATATGCTTTTGTTCTGGACGTAACTGTTGATAGTCACCTCTATCTTTTTGTAAAGAAACCTCTTCAGGCCTCCAAAAGTATCCTAACTGAGACTTAGTTAAGTTCTCAAATGCAGGATACTTATATGAATCATAACGTTGAACACCTAATGGAGCACCAAAAAACATTGGTTGCTTTTTAGTATCAACCTCATTGGTATTGAATACCGTCATTTTATCAATAGATTTAGATTGCACAGCTTTCACAAACCTCCTCCTCAGAGTTCATAATATCATTAACCAAAGAATCTAATTTAGTATGTCCTTGAATACCAACATCTTCAGAAACAGGAGCACTTAAATCAATTTCATCAGTCTTTACATCATATGTATTTTGATAATATGATGTCTTCCAACCCAACTTATAGGTCGTCAATAAATCATTTGCCATTACACTAGTAGGAACTTCAGAACCTTCATAATGCTCTGGATTATAAGACCAGTTTCCACTAATTGCTTGGTCAAAGAATTTCTGCATAACTGCAACCACATTAATATAACCAGTATTATTGGGCATATCCCACAACAAAGTATAGTTATTCTTAAGTGTACTGTATGATGGAACTATTTGTTTAAGTGGGCCTTTCTTTGATTTCTTAACGGACAAGTACCCTCTGGGAGGTTCGATTCCATTTGTGGCATTGCACACAACGGAACTGCTCTCCGATGGCATTTGTGCAGACAATGTTGAGTTCCTAATCCCATACTGTTGTACGTCTCTCCGTAGAGTCTCCCAATCGAGTAATAGGTCATTTGGTACAATCTCATCTACGTCCTTCTTATATGTATCTATAGGAAGTATCCCTTGAGCATATTTGGTTCTATCAGAATATGTACAAGCACCTTTTTCTTTAGCAAGATTAACAGATGCCTTAATAAGATTATACTGGAATGCTTCAGTTAAGTTATGAATCGATTCCCATGCCTCTGGATCATCATATTTAAGACTCTGTTTAGCGAGGTAATGTGCTAAACCAATAAAACCAATACCAAGGGATCTACGTGCCTTTGTAGCGAGTTCTGCTGCTCTGACGGGGTATCCTTGAAAATCAATAAGTTCATCGAGACTCCTAACACTAAGATCACAAAGAACTTCAAGATCCGAAACATCCCTAATCTTTCCAAGATTAATAGCACTAAGGATGCAGAGAGCAATTTCTCCAGTTTCGTCATCGATATGATTGATAGGTTTAGTTGGTAATGTAATCTCTTGACACAGATTGCTCATCTCTACCTTATCCAAGAAGGATGAGTGAGAGTTACAATGGTCAATATTCATAATGTATATTCTACCAGTTTCTGCTCTTTCTTTCAAGAGGTCTAATATTAGTTCCTGAGCTCCAATTGTTGTTCTTGGAATTGAATCGTCTGCTTCATATCTTACATATAGATCATCGAAGTCGTCAGTTCCAAAAGCATTATACAACCCAGAAACATCGTGAGGACTGAATAAACTAACATCCTCGTTTCTAATAAATCGTTCATAGAACAACTTACTTATTTGAATACTATAATCTAACTTTCTGACTCTGTTGTCTTCTGTTCCTTTGTTGTTTTTGAGGACGAGGATGTCTTGAATTTCTTGATGCCAGATAGGAAAATGGACAGTGGCTGACCCTCCTCTAATGCCGTTTTGAGTACAGCATCTAACGGTGCTTTCGAATTTTTTAAGGAAGGGAACAACACCTGTGTGTTGAACTTCTCCACCCCTGATTTTACTGTTGATGCCCCTGATTCTACCTGCGTTAATGCCGATACCAGCCCTCTGTGCGACATATTTGCCAACAGCCATATCACTGCTAAAGATGCTATCGAGGGTGTCATCAATATCAACCAGAACACAAGATGCAAACTGACGAATGGGTGTTCTGACCCCTGCCATGATGGGGGTTGGGATGTTGATTCTGTGCTTGGAGATTGCGTCGTAGTATTGTCTGACATAATTAAGTCTTGTCTCTTTTGGATATTTAGAAAATATAGTTGCAGCTATCATAAGATACATGAACTGTGGTGTTTCATAAACATTCCCAGTACTTCTATCTTGAACCAGATACTTATCAACTACTTGCCGTAATCCTGCATAAGTAAACAGAAAATCACGGTCATGATCTATAAATGATTGTAACTTATTATACTCTTCCTCTGTATATAAATCAAGAATTTCTGAATCATATACACCTTTCTTTACACAACGTTGTACGTGTTCCATAACAGAAGGATTCTCATGCATCCTTCCAAACAACTGCTTTCTCAGAGCAAATAAAAGAAGCCTAGCAGCAACGAACTGGTAGTTAGGATGATCAAGGTCGATAAGATCAGAAGCACTGCGAATGAGTATTTCTTGAATTTCCCCTGTGGTAATCCCATCATAGAACTGTATTCCTGAATTTATTTCTACCTGACTAGCAGATACTCCTGCCAATCCCTCACATGCCTGTTCTACCATAACATGCATTTTCTCAAGGTTAAGAGGTTCTATACTACCATTCCTCTTCTTAACTTTGGTGCCGTTGCTCATACCTTTTTCCAGTTGTTGAATTTAATTTTTGCTTCTAAGTTAGAATATATATTCGATTCTAATATGGACATTATATCATGTCCAGCAAGAACCATATCATTAACATCTTTCTGTTCTACTTTACTTGGCCAGATGATAACCTTATCTCCTCGGTCAATTGTTTTGGAGATTCTGTTGACGATTTCTCGGTTGCGAGGTTCGTTATCATAAACCCAAATATAACTGCCCCAACCAAACGTCCGAATATCAATATCGGAGCCGCACATAGCAACCGAGTTCTCCACGAATGTGGAATCGAAAGGGCCTTCAATGATATAGATTGGTTTTGTTTCATTGATTTTATCTAATCCGTAGATCTTTGGTGCATCATCATTAATCATGATGGTAATATATTTAACAAAGTTTGGGCCTAAAGCCCTTCCTTGTATTCCGATTAGATTACATTCTGTATCATACATTGGAATAATAATTCGACTCTCATCCTTTTTGATGTTGTCGAATGTTTTCTTCTGAGTATTTACCCACTTTTTAAACTCACGTGCAAAGTAAAACTTAGTAGGATCTAATCTTCTCTTTTCAAGATATTCCTTAGCAACAGGAATTTCTGATGCCTTTGGTAAATCTATCTTCTTTTTAAAAATTGGTTTCTTAAATTTAAACTTAGGTTCTTCAACTACAGAACCCTTACCAGTATGACCATCTCTAAACTTCTCCATCACATATTGTTTATGAAGAGTAGTGTCTAACTGTTTTAAAAAATTACCAAAAGTACTAGAGGCACCACAATTATGACACTTGAAATTCATATCTGCTTTTAGGGGATACAGATATCCTCGTGTCTTGTTCTTGTGCTTCTGAGAGTCACCACAGATAGGACAACGAAAGTTGTATAGGTCTGCCTTGACCCTTTTAAATTTTTGTAGTCTGGAAGAGACTAATCCAATATATTTGGAATCAACCAGATCCATTACAAAGGTATATTACAATATCTCTATTATACTTGCTTCTGCTGGAGGTGTCAATACTGCACCAACAATTCTTTGCCCAATAGGACTTACAATGAAACTTATTATACTTAACGCACCAAAAATTGACCACATTTTCTTTTCCATTAAACGTAGTCTGTCATCTACCTTACGAATATCTCTCTCACATCCCTTCTTAATCTCCGCAGTCGAACGACTGACCTCTCTATGAAGCGATTCAATTTTCTCGAATAATACTGCATCTATTCTATCCTGCTTATCTAATTTTTCATCGTGGACAGCAAGCATCTGCCCCATTTTGATGGAGTTATCACTAAGAGTATCTATTACACGTTCAAGTCTTTCTAATAAAGGGGTATTATTTTCCATTCTTCTTCAAATCTTGAATCCACATTCTACGTGAACCATATCTTCCTACTGGAGTTGTTTTTCTTTTCTTTTTAAACACAGGAGGTGTTTCTCCTGGTACTGCTCCAGCAATATTACCACCACTAACATTATTGGTGGGAGCACCACCCATCATTTCTTCATTACACTTCCACTTTCTAAGTGCTTTATTAATTCTTGAATCTGGATCGTTAGCAGTCTTTGAACTAGTAAGTTTCTTTTTCATTCCACCCATACGAGCACAGAATGATTTCTTCCTAGAACCACCTTCTGGTTGTGGTGCCTTTAGATCACTACCAGGATTCTCACGTTCGTAAGATTTTCTACCCTTCTCATTCAATCCACCTTCTTTATTTTTTCCTGCTTTCTTAGTCCAAGCAGCACCTTCATTCAAACCACGAACTATATTCGTTACATTCTCTAAGGGTGAATTAAGAGTTCTTTTAGGTGTTTCTTCATTCATTTTATTAACATACTCCGTTGATGCAGAAGTCATTGTATCAATATCAGCAAGAGTTAAATGCTTAACAGGAACAACATCAGTTAAACCCCACTTCAATTGATAAGGTGTTTGCCAATCTTGTGTTAATAAATCAGTATCTCCAGGAAAAAGAAACTTATCAAAGTTCTCAACTCCACTAGTATTATTAGTGGGTGCAGCTTCTTTTAATGATTTAATTTTAGAAACTGTTTTCCTATAATTCATTAGAGTTCTTTTAATGCGGTCAGGCAGTGAGCATCTTCTTTAATTAAATTTATTTCTGTTTGGGGAAATTCAGAAATTCTATTTAAGAACACAAGAAAACTCTTTAAGTAAGGCCAGAGATCCTTTTCCAGATTGTAAAACAATAATGGAATAGCAGCATCATTAAAAACATTAAACAAAACTGTCATATGATTTAGAATAAGATGAACCTTAAGTTCACCTGTATTCTTATATCGTTTCAATAATCTCTTAATGTATTTGATACGTTTCAAGTCATCTTCAAAATCTTCTTTTGTTAATGCTTGAGGATTATCGTAGAATTTTATAGCAAAGAGCATATAATTGCTCTCATTCAATTCATTAAATTTCATATCATATCACATAAATTACATCATGGGTTAGTTGGATATAAGATACCATTAGCACCAGTTGTAATACCAGACATTGCTACAAAAGTTTCACTCTTAACTCTAAAGTTTCCTTGACAGTCAGTGTAAGTTGTAACACCAACCCATCCTTGGTTACTAGCAGCAAATTCTCCAGTACCCATTGAATCACTTATACCATAAATCTGTCTGTCGTAACCACCAGATTTTCTTTGGAAGTATAAAGTATCTCCTGAAGATATAGCAGCAGGAAGTGTAGAAGCAAAACTAACCAAATGTGGAGAATGGAATGTTACTCTAGTACCAGTAGTAATTTGTGCTGAAATAGTAGCACCAATCGAAACATAAGTTGCCTGTATATCAGTAAGTACATGCTTACCAGATACACCACCAACTGAAACTACAACCTCTGCACTACCAGCACTAATATTAGGAAGACTAGCAGTTGTAACATAAATTCTATCAGATCCAACTCCTGATGTTGCTGTTGCTGCAGCAGTACCAGTTCCAAGTCCTGCGATTACAACATTTGAACCACCTAGCAATAGAGAATCTGCACCAGGACCACCAACGTTAAGTCCTGTTGATGTATGCCTGTAATTGAATGCAATATTTGTTACAGCAATACCAGTAGCAGTTAAAGCTGTGCTTGTGGTGATAGTTTTATATGTAGGAACAGTGTCGTGCTTATTGCTCCAAGTGTGATCCAATACAGTGTATTCTGGTAATTCGCTAATATAAAAATCTTTAGAAGCAATTGCTGCTCCTGATAATCCAGCAGTAGAACCAATTGTTAATACTCTAGCACTCGTAATACCTGTAATAACAGCGTCACCATAGTAGGTTCCACCACCACCTCTTGTACCAAACCTTATAACATCACCTGTTTTAGCAGCACCCACAATTCCAAACTGAGTACCAGAACCACCTGCGTTACCTGTAACCTGTC